TGGAAGCAGAGTTAAAGCCTATTTTTTTGCCAGATCTATTTACAGTTATTAAAATAACCAATTCTAAGCATGATACGCTTATCACATCTATGATTGCTGTAGTATTAAAGCGCCTTGGTGACAATCATAAAGTTACTGCTTCAGACATTGATAAATTATCTATGAAGGATATTATGCACCTTCAAGAATACATGGAGAGTGTCAAGCTTGAAGGCTCAATTGATACGAACGTCCAAGTAGACTGTTCTAATTGTAAGAAGGAGTTTGAGTTCAAACTAAACGTGTTTGACCCAAATTTTTTCGCCCCTACCAAGGGATCTACGAGTTCGAGTACATAAGCCACGAACAGGATCTCTTGGGTGATTACTCGTTTTTCGGGCAGGTGTATAGATGGCAGCCTAGCGAAATAGACGCACTGAAATGGTCATATAGAAAGAAGCTTAAGCAGATTTATATTGATTATATGAACGATCAAAGGAATAGAAAGTAGTTGGCTAATAGAACACTTACAATCGTAGCAAAAGTTAGGGATGCAGCTTCGGCTGGTTTGGACAAAATCCAAAGATCCTTAAGAAGCACGGGCCAAGCGGCGAAGAAAACTTCTGTTGATTTCACTGAATTCAACAGGATCATGTTTTCTACTACTGCTTTTGTTGGCTTATTTACTAAAAGTTTTGCTAATTTTGGTAGTACTATTCTTAAAGGTGCTGAGTTAGATAGAGTTGGTAGTCAATTTGAACGGGTATTAGGTTCAAAAGGCCAATTATTTTCTGCCATTTCTGATGTAACTGACAATTCTATTGATAAGGTGGAAGCTCTTCGTTCTGCTATTCAGCTTAAAACGTTGGGTATGGCTAATAATATGTCTCAAGTAGCAGATATTATTGCTCGTTCTGGTACAGCCGCTAAACTAGCTGGTATTGATTCCGCCGAAGGTATTAAACGTTTTACGCAGTTCCTTAAAGACGGCTCTGTAGCACACCTAGAAGCTTTAAATCTTACTAGATCTGCTGATCCAGTACTTAAGACTCAACTAGCTTTAGTTGAGCGTATGGGTGGTGTGTTTGGTGGTGCGTTATCATCCCAAATGAAATACACCATGGGAATGAGACTTTTGAAAGCTGCGACCAATGGAGCACTTAAAGGTCAACGTGACTTATACGACGTAATTTTTGATGTTAAGCAGAGTTTTGGTCTATTACGAAATGAAGTAGGTATCTTTTTAAGTACTGCACTTTCTGACGTTATAGACAAAATTACGCATCTTACTGATATGTTCACAGCTATGCTTGAACACATTAGAAAGAATAAAAAAGAAATCCTATTTTTAGCGAAATATTTGTTGGTTGCTTCTAGTGCCATGGCTTCGTTTATGGCCGTGTTTGGAACTTTCCGTTTGGTCGCTAAGGGACTAGCGGCTTTAGGATTTAGTGCGGCTCCTCTTATTTTTACTATACTTGGATTAACTGCCGCATTTCAAGGACTAACTCATAAAGTAGGAGAAGGACTTAAACCAGTAGAACGATTTGTAGAACGCTTAAGATTATTCGGCGCTATCATTAAAGGTATTACGCAATTAGTAAAGTCTTATTTATACAATCAAGACAATTTTGCAAAAGGCGTTGGAAAAATCGACGAAGAACTTTTCATACTATTAAATAATAATAGTCTGTTTGTTTTTGTACACAACGCAAGTAAAAGTATTGCAAAATTAATTAAGTTCGTAACCGACGTTAAATTAGAAATTAGTAAATTTTCTTCATTTTTAGATAAAACTATTGGTGGATCTGTACATAAATTTTTATCTTTATTTGGTGTTGGAAAACAATTAAAAGTGGATCTAAAAGCCACTAATAGTGTTATTGATGAGACTCAAGTAAAAAGAATGTCTAGTATTTTAGTAGGTTCCAGTGAGAAAGTTCATAAATTTTTAGTAAGAGGCGCTGCCGCTCTATTAGGAGTTTTTGCTGCATATAAACTTTTTGGAATCGGAAAAGGTATTTTAGCCAAAATTCCTTTTGTGGGTAAATTTTTCAAGTCTGAAGAAAAACAATCTTCTAGAAAGCAAACATTAAGAGAAAGAATTTTTGGAAGTAGTAAAGGCCCTTTAGGAACCAAAAGCGATCCTATATATGTTAAAATAGTAGATACTCTTAAGAACGAAGCTGTAGAAACTTTAGCCAGAATAGCTTTATTCAAAGATATGAGAGGACTATTAAAAAAGTTCCCTCTACTAAAGAATATACTTAAGGTGCCTATTGTAAGAATTTTAGTAAAACCTATTCTTAGCGGCCTAGATAAAATAAAAACATCTTTTAATATTGGAACTAAAGTAAGAGGTCCAATAGGGGCTACTTCTGGAGTTTTTAATATAATAAAAGCTCCTTTCGTAACTGTAGGTAAATTTCTTCTAAATCTATTTAAACCCGTTACTAACTTGGCTCTTAGATTTGCAGGAGTTTCTTCAGGTTTGTTGAGATTTGCTGCAATTGCTGGAAGAGCACACGCAATAATTACATTAGTGATAGCCGGTTTTGGACTTCTTACAGGAATTGTTAAGGGTATTACTGAAAATTTTGAAAGTTTTAGAAGTTTTTTCATAAATATGATAGGTCTATTTAATACTGTAGATTTTTCTAAAATATTTTCTGATGTGTACAATACTGCAAAAGATACTATAATTGGAATGGCTATCACTATAAAAGAATCAGTATCTTCTTTAGCATCTACTTTATATGAAAATTTATCTGAAGTATTTGCCCCTCTTCAAGATATTGGCTTATTCATAATGACCAAATTGCAAGAAGGTTTTGGCGTAGTTCAGCCATACATAGAAATGGTGTTGTCTCCTTTGAGAGACACATTTAATACTTTTATGGGTTGGCTTGATAGTGTTGGTAATGCTCTTAAAGGTTTTTACGATTGGTTATTAAATTTACCTGGAGTAAAGACTTTTGTTGACGCTGTTGTTAGAACTGCTACAGATCCTGGAGGCGTTTATAAAGATTTAGGTGAAATGCTTATAAGAATTCCTGCTATGTTAATGGATGAAGCTAGTAGACTTGCTATAAAACCTATAACTGAAGATTTCTTCTCAAGAGCTAAAAAAGGAGAACAAATGCCTTTTCAGATAGGTATGATGAGCAGTGAGCAGCGAGGAGAATATGCCAGATCGGCTTTTGCTTTTGCACAAGAAACAAAAGACGAGCGAGCAAAAAAAGCTTATATGGCTGCGATTGCTGCCACTTCTCCAGAAGGCGGCCAAATATCGAAAGAAGAGTTAGCTGTCATTTTTGGATTCGCTTTAGATAATTCTAAAATTGCTAAGAATACAGAAGGCATTAAAGACGAAACTCAAAAAGCAAATGATTCTAAGAAAAAGCTAATTTCTGCTAGAGGAGGTTGCGCCTAATGGCTAGAAAATTTCTCAAAAAAAATAATAAAACTGTAGCTTTTTCTGGTCCTCCATCTACAAATGACTTATCGTCATTATGGTCAGCAGCAATATTTCCTGTGAAATCTGATAACGGTAATTCTAAAATTAGTATGAATAATATGGGGATTTTTCTTTTAAATCCTTCTACCTGGGAAGAACACAAAACTTCTAATTGGATTGCTCACGATATCCCTGGACAAAGTGATCCCATTCTTCAATGGACTTCTGGTGGAGCAAGAACAGTAACTTTTGAAGCTTTAGTAACTAAAGATCATTCTGGGTATAATTTAACTGATCCTCCTTCTGTTGGCCAACAATTAATAAACGATGCTCTAAATGTTGTAGGAAACATTGCTTCTAGTTTTTTGGGAGTTAATGTACCTCCGATTGGAGATCTTCTTCCTATAGGAGGTCAAGGAGCAGGACAAGAATTGAGTATTGCGGATCAATTAAATTATTATAGATCATTATGTTATCCACTTACAGATCCAGATAAATTAAATTTGAAACAAAGCCCACCATTAGTGGCCTTATTTGTAGGTAATACTTTTTCTAAAAATATGGCATCTTTTGATGTAGGACTTGATACTAATCTGTGGGTAGTTACTGATTTAAGAATCAAAGTTACTAAACAATTATCCAATTTAGCTCCAATCGAAGCTTATGTTAGTTTTCAATTAACTGAGTATATTAGACGTAACAAATCTAGTGACGATTTTTCGTTTTCTGTCGATCAACAGCAGGCTTCTACAGAAACTTCTGTTGGCCAATCTTTGTTAAATGCTGTTACAGGATCATTTTAATGGCTAATTTTAAACTTAACACAAGATATACAAACGGATTCACTGCTAAAACTAGAAGTGGAAGTCCGTTTATGTTGTTGCGAAAACCTTTAAATTTAACTAATGATCCAGGTGACACATTGGTCGCCATTAAACAAGAAGATGTACTTAGGCCAGATTTGATTTCTCAAAAAGCCTACGGTAACCCTACTTTATGGTGGGTTATATTAGAATATAATAATATAGCCGATTCTTTATTTGAATTGAGAGAAGGCCAAATATTAAAAATTCCTGATATCAATAGAGTACTTATTGCTATAAGAAATATAGGAAAAGTTTAATGAGTTATGAACAGTTTAAAACTCCATTCTACGAAATTGAAATTGGTGGGGCCGACGCCGGGGCAAAACTAGTAAAACTGCCTTATCAAATTTCTAGACTTATTGAAAAAATAGAAATAAAAGAAATTTTAGTTTCTGGATCTTGTAGTCAATGTCAATTTAATTTGACTTTTATAGAAGGTTCTAGAGAGCCTTTTTCTAAAGAAGAAGCGCCAGATACTACTGGTATGTATCCTATGAATCAACAGGGAGTATTAAGTAATAGAACAGGTTTATTGCCAGATTTAAGATTTATTGAAGAATCAGGAGCATCAGGAATAACAGATTTAACTGTAGCAGAATTTACAGGAATAATTAATGATGTAGCTTCTGCTGAAATTTCCGCCGCAACTAATGTTTTAGCTAGTACTCCATCAGCAGAATTTGCTTCTTTAAGTTCTAATAAGGTAATAATATTAAATGATAGCGTTTTACCAAAACAACCCTTAAAATTTCTGTTTCAACAAAATAATCAAGTACGAGTTACTTGGGGATATTTAGAAAATCGTGACGCCGCTCGGTCTATTCGTGGAAATATAAAAGGAATACACTTAGAGTATCCAGAGAAAGATCACCCTCGATTGACAATTATGTGCGCTGATGCAGGTATGACATTGGATCAGGTTTCTGGAATTTTTGGAACTTCTTTTTTAATTAGTACTTCTATTCCAGATGCTCTTAGTGGAAAATTAATTACAAATATCTCAAATATTTCTATAGGAAAATTAATAGAGGATTTTTGCAAGAAGGCTAATATAGCAAAACCTATAATTAGTAAAAAATACTTTGACGTTACTCCTGATAAACACGCTGTTTATATAATACCTGCTGGTATGTCGCCAGAACAGTTCTTTGCTGACATGGCTTCTAAATACAACGCTTTATACAGATGTTATATTAATCCTAAAGATGGAAAATATACAATTGCTTTTATTTCTAAAGACGAATATTACAAACAACATATAATTACTGATCATAATTTATTTAAATACAAAACTCCTGGAAGTATTATAAAATCAATATCTTTAAAAGCAGAGTTTTTAGGTTTAGCAGGCGCCGCCAAATACGGAACTACTGATGCTGGAGAAAATATAGCACAGACAACGAAACTTTCGAAAACTGTTGGAATGGTAGGATCAAATGCAAATATTGCAGATTTCGATCCCGTAAGTGGAAATCCAGTTCCTGTTGCTCAGGGTTCTAAAAATGCTTTAAATACTAAAATGACTGTAGGAACTAGTGGCTATAACCCAGCTATAAATAATCTCGACACTTCTGCATTAGAGACTTTTTCTAAAGCTCATTGTCAAAGTAAAGTTATTACTGTTTCTATGAAAACTTTAGGACATCCTCAACTTCATCCAGGAGCTTTATATATAACTGGAGTAGGAAATAGATTTAGCGGAACTTATTATTTTTTTGAAGTTCATCATACAATAGACAAAAGTGGCTATGTTTGTTCGGCAGAAGGGACTAGTCAATCTGATTATGGACTAGGAAAATCTACTGATGGTTTTAGTAAAACTCAAGAACCTTCAAAAGAAACTACAGTTCCTATGGGTCCTATTCAAAATCCCACAGCTCTTTTAGATCCTGCATCAGTTTTAGATAATTCCGATGATTCTATTTTTAAAGCCTATAAATCTTCTAATGGATTAGCCTAATGTTTCAAATTAAAGATCCTATTGGCGGAGATTTAAAATATGTCGCTATTTCTAGAGCAGTTGTATTAGATAATGCAGATCCTCTAAAAAGAGGTCGTATTCGAGTTAACTCCCCTGTATTGGGAGAAACTGGTTGGATTCCTTATCTAACTGCTCCTGGTATGTTTAGCGTTCCTGAACCAAAAGACGTAGTTTATATTCAATGCGATGGTGGATTTTATACTCATCCGGTAGCTTGGGGTAATTTTACTCGTGGCTTAGATAATGATGTTCAGATTCCAGAAGAATTTCAAAGAATAAATCCAAGTAATAGAGGCATATATAGCCCTGGTGGACATATAATAGAAATAGATGATGGTAGTGATTTAGATAAATCTGATAAAGGTTTTAGAATCACTACATCAGGTGGCAACATGATTCACATAGCCGAAGATCCACAGAATATTAATGGTAAAATTACTATTGAAACTGCTGGCGGATTAATAGTTACAGTTGATGGCACTTTAGATAATGCTTCAATAGAAACTGCTGGCGGGGCTAATTTTATAATTGATGGCCTTACAGATAAAGTAACTAGTAAAGTAGCTTTCGGTGATAATTTAGAATTAAGTGCAGCTAATGGATTTCAAGTAAATACTCCTGCTGCTGGCGGAACTACTCTTAGCCAAAAAGGCGGTAAGATAGATTTAACAGCAACTTTAGATTCTACTTTTACTGTTGGCAACGGCGCTCTTACTTTAGAAGCAAGTAATGATGTCAGTGTTATTAGTGATACTGGGAGTGTTAATATTGGTGCTTCTGCTGGTGATGTAGAGGCTACAGCATCTGGTGACGCTAAGCTTAAATTGTCTGGCGGTAAAGTTGGCCTCGGTGGACCTGCTGGTGAATTGCTGGAAGAAGTTTCTAAGCTTGCTGACGAATTAAGTAAGCTGGCGCTGGAAGACTCCACACACGTACACCCAACGGCTGTAGGGCCTTCAGGACCGCCAACTAACGCAGCTAATATGATAGCCATAAATGCAGCAGCAACAGCTATAAAGACCATTATAGATTTAATTAAGGGTGGTATTTAATGATAGACCCCTTAGCTACATGGCGATCAACTCTAGCAGCATTACCAAAAGTAGCAGATACTTCATGGGCAGCTAATTTTGCAGGTTGGGTAGCCGATAGAGTAGTTAGTATAGAAACTGATGCTTCTGTACTAGATTCCTCAGCAGGATTTGTGTTTGTATTTAATGAAGCTTTGTTTGCATCGCAACTTATTGCTTTAACTCCAGTAAATGACGCTTTAGCAGGTATTACTGGATTTGCTGATGCTTGGGAAGCTGCGATTTTAACTACAGTTTTTCCAGCCACCTTAAATGTATCGGCCGGAGCTTTTGCTGGTAGTCCAAGTCCAGCCACTACTTTTAGTGTAGTAAACTCTGTAGTACTCGATCCGCCTAGCATTCTGGCTGCTAAAAATAAAATTATAGAATTAGCAACCGCAGCTCCAGTAGCAGATGTCAATGATTCAGAGTTCCCTGTTAAATTCAGAGAAGCTTTCTTATTATTAACAATTACTGTATCGGGTTTAGATAGTACTCCCGCCCCTGCTGGCCCATTACCATTAACAGTTTCCAACGTACCATTGGTGTAATTATGGCAGTCTTTTCTATAGCGACAACATTAAAAGAACGATTAGGTAGCGACTTAAAGTTTCCTATTAATGGAAATTTTGAGCCTATTGATGGCCTTGCCTTATTGATTCAGGATATACAATTACTACTATTGACAATACCAGGCGAGCGAGTTATGCGTCCCACCTTCGGTTGTCTTCTTAGATCCTACATCTGGGAAAATATAGAGAACCTTGTACAAGAAGGTCCAACAGTAATTAAAAACGCACTTGCTCGACATGAGCCAAGAATTACAGTAACTTCCGTTTCTGCGTCTCCCAATTACAATACTGGTCTAGTTAGTTTTAAGATAAGTTTTATTGTTAAGGCGACTAACAGTCCTGTCAATTTAGTATTTCCATTTAGATCAGGAACGGCTTTAAGCCAGGCTTAAGAGGATTTGATGGCGGTTCAATCTACCACAAAGAATAGAGATATTGACTATATTGTTAAGGACTTCGACTCCTCAGTTGATGCCTTAATTAATTTTGCTACAGTCAATTTTGGTCCTGGCACGTCAGCTAACAGACTTTGGACCAATTTTAATACTGATTCTTTTAGTCGTAATTGGCTAGAATTGGTAGCCTATATGGCTGATCTCTTTTTCTATTATTTCGATATTCAAGCAACTCAAGCATATTTACAAACGGCGACTATTAGAAGTGCCGTAAAAGATATTTCTAAGCAATTTGGTTTCGTACCTGCTACGGCCACTAGTGCTTCTGGCGTAGTAACTTTTGGTGTTACTGGAGCTGGAACTATTCCAAGAGGATTTAAAGTACGATCCTCAACAGCAATTGATTATTATTTAACTAATGCAATTGTTGCTTCAGCGCCAGGAAACTACACTGGCAACGTACTTCAAGGTACTATTTTCTCAGAACAATTTACTGCTACAGGAATTCAAAACGAAGAATTTGATCTTGCTGGCATTGATATTGTTAGAGATTTAACTAATAGTAATCCTCAAGATATTTCTCCACAACTTACTGTTGCTGGTAATAGTTACACATTAGTTGATACTTTTATTAGAAGTAACGGTAGCGATACTGTTGCTGTTATTGATTCATTAGGTAAGGTAATTGGTGGGGGAGGACGTGTATTCTCTCTCGAAGAACGTCCAAACGGAACAAAGTTTATTCGTTTTGGCGATGGTATCTTTGGCCGTAAGCTCGTAGCTGGCGAATTAATTACAATTACTTATCGTGTTGGTGGCGGTTCTCAAGGTAACGTACCTAAAGAAACTATAACCACTTTAATCGATACAAGTCCAATTGTCGCTTCTGTAATTAACGAAGGCGACTTTTCTGGTGGCGCTGATGAACAAAGTATTGAACAGCTTAGAGAACTTATTCCTGCAAGTTTGAGAACTCTAGATAGAGCTGTTGCCGAGTCGGACTATTCAGATATATTAATTGCTAACTTCCCAGAAGTAGCCTCATCTTCCACAGAACGAAATACTACTGATCCTGGCATAGATTTAAACGTATACGTAGTACCTTCAGGTATTGGTATATCAAAGATTAGTGAGAACCTTCCTCTAAAAAATAAATTATCAAACTTCCTAGAACGTAGAAAAATGGTAACTATTCAGTTTGCCATTTTAGATGCGTTCGGTATTGATATGTTAATCAGTATGCGTGTGTTCATTTCTGACACAGCTAGCAAAACTACTGTACGAAATGCCATCAATACTGCATTAGCTGGATATTTTAGTCTTACTACTGGTGGAGAGGATGGAGCCGGTATTGGCTTTGCTGAACAAATTCTTACTGAGAATTTAACTAAGATTTTGGAAGATATCCCTGGCATTGAGCGTTTTGAGTTTACTCGACACACTTATCGACCTCGTATACACGAAAATGTATTAGGATTAAATACTAGCTATAACAATAGTCAAGTTGAAGTATTTCCAAACGTTTCAGAAAGCGAATGGTTAGTTGGCGCTGCTGGACAAGTAACTAAACTTTCTGGCGATATCCTCTTTTTAAATACTGGTCTAGTTGGATTTACTTATAACTCCGGTGATGGATTAGTAACTTATACTGCTGCTGTTGATTTAGATGGAGTAGCTCCCGGCGACCAATTTAGAGATGGAGCTGGTACAGACTTCACCATTTTTGGGGTAGATACGCAAGCAGGCACTCTTTATATTTCTGCTGGCCAAACCGTAAACACAACAGTAACTACAAACAACCACGGTTCTATTAGAACTGGTAGTACAGTTTCTGAATCATTTAAATGCTTCAAGAAGCTAAATGCTTCTGCTACAAACTTATCTATTGATTCTATAACTGATAATGAACTTGATTTGTCTATCAAGTCAGGTACAGGCTCAGCTCTTAGCGCTAGGGTATTATTAGATAATACGCAAGTGTTTATTGCTAACCAGTTTGCATCTGGAGATTTCTATCTAGTTGACGCTGCTGGTAATATCTGGGAAATCGTAGAAAATACAAGCAATACGCTTAAGACTTCCATCACTGCTGTTAATGATGCTTCAATTAGCGCTGTTACTGGCGGTGCGTACAAGATCGTAAAGAAGCTCGTCGGATATGACGTAGTTTTCAATGGAAACATATTCACTATTCAATTCAACAGCGATAACACTGTTTATTCTGTTGGTGCTCAGTTTTCTAACATTGGAACTATTGGTGATACTTTTCAAATCAATAAGACTCAAGCCAACATCGGCACATTAGGTATTGCTGCTGATTTGATTAGCTATGATTCAGGTACAGAGAGGATTCTTCTAAATAACTCTCCTACTCTTGACGGTATTAGTTCTGACTGGAATTTAATTGATTCTGATGGTCAGGTTTTCAATATTGTTGGAGTTGATAACAGAGCTTTACCTTCTACTTTTTACGAAGGAACTAATCAAGATTCTAGTTTCATTCTTGAAAATACTGCGCTTGGAGTTCAGTATGCTCAAGGATTTGAAGTCGATACGACCAATGTCTACTCTGTAGTTTCTTTTAATTTAAAGAAATCTGGTAACGTAGTCGGTAACGTAATTGCTAAAATTGTAGATGATGATGGTTCAGGATTACCTAACCTAGCTTCTGTAATAGCGACTTCACAACCAGTTAATATAAATTCACTTAACGTTCTTACTGGCTTTGACAGTACAGCCTCCCTACCAGTTGGTGGTTTCGATAAAATACTATTCTCCTTTACAACCCCGCCAACACTAACTGGTGGCACCCCTTATCATCTTGTTATTAGCGGTGACGCTTCTTATGTTGCTTCCCAATCTGATAACGTAAAAACATTCGATAATGCGACGAACGTAACCTACACATACACAAGTCTTTCAGGAATTATTCAATATGCTTCTAACGTTGACCTTTCGGTAGTAATACCTGGTCATTATTTTAGAGACGGCCTAGGCAAATTATTCCGAATTTTAGAAGTTTCTGATGGTGACAATCGAGTTACCTTAGCAACAGGCTTGACTATCAATACCACTGTTAGCACTGATTCTGGTTCAATCTACCAGAAAGATAATGTTTATATTGCAGCGGATATTAGTTCTCCTGGATATGCAAATGGCAAAGCTTCACGTTTTGATGGTTCAGTATGGGCAGATGATACTCAAGGGCCAGTTCTTAACCGATTAGCTTCTGATACAGATTTAGCTTTTTCTGTAGAAGGTCCAAAATCAATTACTGTAGATAGCAACCTAACTCCAACTCTTGGACCAGGAGCTACAATCAGTAAACGTTATTATGATGATGATTCTGAAATATCTTTCATCATTGGTATTTCCAGCGGCGTAATTATTTCTGCTACAAACGTAAATCCTATTGGCCGAGGCACAGTAAATACTGTACCAAACAGCAGAGTAGATAATTTCGTGTTCCGTACCTCACGATTCGTGGACGATGTTACTAACCTACGACTTAATGAAATTCCTCAATATAATTCCGCTACTTCTAATATCGAAGTATTGGGAGGAATCGACTAATGGCTCTAGTTAGGGATTTTACAGCTAGAACCTCACTTCCAAATCAGATCGAATTAACTTGGAAGCAACCTTTGGGGTTTAATAATGAAGTTGACGAGATTATTGTAACTCGTTCAATAACGCATTATCCTATGGAGCTTTTTAATCCTGTTTTCCCGACTAAAGCTACAGATTCTAGACCAATAGAAATATTCAGAGGTCGTACTATTGTCGGAACAAATACCGGCACTATTTCAGTATTGGGAAACGTTATAACTGATACATCAGCTACATTTCCTGTTAGCCCTAATCTTAAAGGCCGACTTCTAAGAGATTCTTCTGGTAGCGTTTTTAGGATTGTTAGCAACACTGCAACAACAGTAACGTTAGATGCAGCTCCAGCTAATGGCAAATACGTAATACTTCCAGATTTTCCTACTAAAGTGAGAAGTCAACAGAACTTTGAAAATAATATTCAAACTTCTGCTGCACCAGGCTCAATTACAAATTTAGTTGAATTTATAAATGGCGGTTTTCTTGTTGCTAATTTTGAAGAAGATGAATTAGCTAATCTAATATTTAGAGATGCTAACGGAACTAAATTTATTGTAAAAAGCAATACAGCGAATACTATATTCTTTTTCGAGACTAGTACAACTCCCGTAATTGGCACAGGTATGGCTTTGTTAGATAGTTTTAATAATACTCAGTTAAAACCTTATATTGATGATTATAGATCTGACATAGAGGCTGCTGCCAGACTTGGTACAGGATTATTAGATAATCAATTTTATTATTACACAGCTTTCTCAATTCCTGTTGGAGCTAACGTAGCTCAAGCTGAATTCTCTAACATAGATAGCGGTACGAGTACTCAAAGCTCTGCTATATCTATTCAAGATAGAGAATGGGGAGCAAAACTATACAACTACTGGCCTAGTATCTTCAGAGAGCTAGATGCGTCAGGTGATCTTGAAGATCTAATGAAAGTGTTTGCTTTTCAATTTGGAGAGCTACATTCAGTAATAGATACATACAGACTTCAAGATACTCAAATAGTATTTGCTAATGCACTTATTGCCTTATCCGAACAGACTGGTTTACCTACTGTCGGTTTCTCAATTGGAGCAGATACTCTTAGGCGAATAGCCAATGACATGTTGATGGCTTGGAGACTCAAAGGTAGTAAAGAAGGCATTGCCCTATTCATACGAATAATTACTACATGGGACATAACCAACGGAACAGGTAACTTCGCAGGTGCAATTTTAGATCTCTTACCTAACGTAGAAGCGTTTAGGTTTTTCGACTTAAATCTCGGCACAACTAATACTAGATTTACCCAGACAGATCCGTTCGTTTCTGGTGGTCGTTTTGCGAGAAGTTTACCAGGCATAGTTATTCCAGGTTTCTTTACTTTTCGAGAGTTTGTTGTCATTGTTCCAGAAGTAGCTTTATTTGTAGGTAGTAGCAGTGGATTTACTGTAGGTAGTGGAACAACTACTATGACTGATACCACAGCCAACTTTGGAGCTAATGATAGTTTAGTAGGTAATTTCTTATTACCAAATCAAGAAGAGATTAATGATATATTTTTAATTGTAGGTAATACCTCACAAACGATAACCGTTCAAGGCGTTATTAATAACAGAACAATTGGCGGAAATTACGCAGTTTTGAGTCCATTAAATGCTAACAGATTTATTATTCTAAATAAGTTATTACCATTTTACATACCTTATGGAACATTGGCGGGATTTCAATTTGTATAAGAGGGATAAATGTTAAAGTTTAATACATTTCGCCCAGATAGATACTTACGCTCTAAGTTCATAGAAGGTCGCTATTTCCTTGCGTCAGAAGCGACTGACTTAGAATTAGAGATTCTAGACTATCTACGAAAGGCTACTCAGACCTTGATCGGCGACATCGCTGTTCAAGACGCTTGGGAAGTTTCAACACTATCGGCGACTTCACTACTAATTAAGCCCGGTGAGGCATGGTTTAAGGGTTTGCCCTTTTTTATGCGCTCAGGCAAGGATCAATTAGTTTCTGGAGCTTCGTTAACTCTAGGCATAGTACCTCCTAACGTTACGATAACTGACGACTCTACTGGTTTAGGTAAAATCCTAATCTTTACTGCGGCGTCAACTCCCACCAATTTATACAAACTCGTAGTTACTGCTTTTGAAGAAATTATTACTGATGTTGAAGATCCGTTCCTCAAGAACGCCAACATCACTGAATCAACAGCTCAAAAAGTTCGTTTAAAGTTTCAACTAAATGTAGTTACTGTATCTACTCAAACTGAAACTCCCGTTCCGTATACTCCTGATACTGGCGCTTATGACGTTGCCAATTTAGTTAATCAAATCTTGATTACTCCTGGAGCTGGTCAAAACGGCGAATTGATTTCAACTAACTCTGTTTCTGGATCGTCTAATATTGACGGTCGAGATATAGAATTAACTATTCGCAATGATCCAAGTTTAAGTGGCGGTGTTAAGATTCCTAACGGAACTACCGACCAACAAGCTTTTTATAACGGTAAATTTATAGATAGTGTTGGAAATATTTTCCACATTAACGCTATCTTTAATGATACAATTAGTACTCAAGTAATTATTCGACTTGATAAAGAAGTAGGACAACCTAATCCCGTTATTCAAAACGGAGTAGCTTATACACTCATTAAGCGTGACGTTTATGCTACTGATGATATTAACGGTAATCCTGTTGGTAAAATCTTCTGGCCAATCGCTAATGTCAATTGGCATACAACCAATGGTTTCGTCCATAGTTCTGTTGTTACTGACCTTCGTGAACGTGTAATTCCAGAAGAAGAATTTGAAGATGTAGTAAATCAGAAGTTTAATATCCAAGCCACTGGCGGTGGAGTAATCGACGTTGATATTGACGGCGAAACTCTAAACTGGAGTTCGGATTTTACTTTAGTTAATCCATCAGGACTTCCTCAAACTATTGCTGCTGGTTCTGCTGTACTACTAGAAGGTGGTACTTTAACTTATGAAATGGATTTTACTGGCGGCGCTATTGAAGTTGGACCTCTAGCTGTTACTGTTTCAGGTAACGTCGGACCTCTAACTAGCTTTAGTGGTGGACCAGATTTAAGCCTTGTTAAGATCGGTAACGTTCTTAAAGTAGGTTCTGAATCTGTAGCAATTACTGCTATCGATAACGTAAAGAAAACTGTTTCTGTAACTCCTAACCTAACTTCAACTGGTGCAGGTTTCATCTACAGAGATTCCTTTGCAGAAGGTACTGTAGCTCTTAAAGAAAATCTATTCGTACTCGCTGTACGCCAAGATAATAAAATTCGAGTCGCCAATGATTTGGAATTATCTGCTGGCGAAAGCAATGCTATTTACGACGTTCGTTTGCTATACCCAGCCGGACTACCAGCTTTAACGAACATTACTCTACCAAATAATTCTATAACTGGTAAGCCTCAGTTCTATCAACCTACGAAACGTAATTTAGAAGTATATCAAAATCAGCTTCTCAAGTTTCAAGGTGTTGATTGGATTGCAATTGATGAACAAACTATCCGATTTGCTTATGCACTTCCGATAGATACCGAAGTCCATTTTCGAATTGACTCTTTACCTGCTGGTTCAGTTGGTGGCGGTGGTGGGGGTGGTGGAGCTTCTGACCTTCAGAGTGCCTACAACGGCGGCAATACTATTGCAACTTCTCCGGGCTTACCCTTCACTGTAAGTGGTACTGGCAAAGTTGCTGAATTCCAAGGCGATATTACTGTAACAGGTCTTATCGATCCTACTGGTCTAGAACTCATTCCACAAGCTTCAAGTCCTATTACCCCAACCAAACAAGGTATTTGGGTTAACACGGCTAATCAGCTTATTTTTGATAATGGTATTACTAGCGAAAACGTATCTCAAAGACTTGATGATCTAGAAGATGGAACGTCAAACCCAATTATTGCTGGTGATGGTTTAACCAAGACTGGCAATGATTTGGATGTCAACGTAGACGACTCAACTATTGAAATTTCTGCGGATGTTCTTAGAGTAAAAGATTTAGGAATTACAACAGCTAAGCTCGATGATGAAGCTGTTACTGCGGATAAGATTGCGGCTTCTGTAGCTGGCGATGGTTTGGCCGGAGGAGCAGGTAGCCCATTATCAGTTAACGTAGACGCTACTACCATAGAGATAAATGCTGATACTTTAAGGGTAAAAGACGCTGGTATCTCTACAGTAAAAATTGAGAACGCAGCAGTAAATTCTGATAAATTGGCCGCTTCTGTGGCCGGTTCTGGTTTACTTGGTGGAGCAGGAACTCCTCTAGCTGTTGGAGCTGGTAACGGCATTCAAGTCAATGCCGATAGCGTAGAAGTTCTACACGCACCTTCTAATAAAATTACAGTTCAAGTTGGTGAATCTTTTGCCGCTAATACTACCTTCCTAGTACGTTGGGGAGTAAATGGCGAATCTGCTAATCGAGTTTATAAAGCTACTAACGAAGATCCTAACGATAAAAAATACTTAGCATTCGGTCTATTACTCTCTGCTAGCTCTCTTGTTGCTGATGATCCGGCTACTATTGTTGTTACTGGCGCTCATACTTTAGGTTCACTAGATACTCCTTTTGCTGGTGCTGACATAGGTAAAGAAGTTTACCTAACCACTGCTGGAGGATTTACTGTAATACCTCCAACTACAGTAGGTGACGCACAATACCGAATTGGTATAGTTAAAGACGTTGATCAGATTTGGGTTGACGTAAAACAACTAAATAGCATAGTACCTGAGCCAGTTTATGACGAGCGTATACTATATCCTGCCGGATTAGCCTCTGGTACAGATATAACTCTACCAAACAACTCACGTAATGGTGGAGCAGCTCAGACATATATAGCTTCTCATGGCCGTTTAAAAATCTATCTAAACCAACAACTTAAGTTT